ATCTAAATCAATAGATTCTGTTAAAGTTCCATATCTAGCTGAGCCATAAATTGTGCCAATCATTTCATAAGTAGTATTATCCAAACTGGCCCATACGTTACATCCTCCCCAGTTTCTACCTCCTGAAGCTGCAATCCAAACCTGATTTTTACCATCAGTCAAATCGAGTGGTGGTTCAAAGATTACAGGCGCATTTACATTACCCGGTTCTTCATTTCCTCCTTGATATCCGTTAGATGACTGAAGGTCATATTCAACTGCTGAACGCGAACCTACAGCAAGTTCTTCAGCTGTGACCGTGAGTAATCCGTCTCCATCTTCTTCAATACGTATAATACGCACAGGAAAACGATCTAAACCAAGCGATTTATCTGTCAGGGTTACGATATCCATGGGTTCTAATCTGCAGTACTTCCAACCAAGATCGAACTCATATTCATTTCGTACATAAAGCTTACGCTGGAGAAGCAACTGTACAGCATGACAAGCAATCTTCGGCTCACAGAAAAAATCATATTTAACCGGATCCTGAGTGCGTAATCCGAACATCTCTATATTTGCTTGGTCCTTCGCTTCAACAGTCTCGGTATTGTATTGATTGAAACGATTAACATACTCGATCTGAGTGTGATTGAATGCATCAGTATCTCTGCTACGGCGAACGCGAACAGGTTGATCCTTTCCAATAAAGTCATCATCTGTTAAGTGATAAGCAGGTACCAGATTAGGAATAAAAGTCACTCCATTTCCAGATACTGCAGTGTCACCAAAAGAACGTATTTTTAAGCCATCAGGACTAGGGACAACAGCACAATTAACTGCTTCAATAATTTCATTGATAATTTCATGCGCGGCTCGTTGCTCTGTCAATGCAAGACTTATAAAAAGACCTGTAGCTGTACAGTAACTTCGAAACTCGGATAAATCTGCCATATTCAAAGTAGGAGCTGCACCGTAGCGCGGATGGGTGATAAGATCTTCAATTACATCTGCAGGATTCGCATCATGAATTGTGTCTGAAAATGTGATTTCACTAATCACTTCAAAATTATGATTTGAAAGGCTAGCATTTCCGCCTAAATCGTAATTTGCACAAGCAACATATCCCAAATATGGATAATGGACTGCCTGATCAGGATGTTTTGATGCGAGATAGCCCCAGACTTGATTTTTATCACCATTGAAGAGTTCAAAGCCAATCTGATCAATCGGTTTCAACTGAACGCCGTTCTCAGTCTTCGGAACAATTTGCTCTTTGTCACGCCAGATTATTCCAATATCTTTAATTTTGGTTTCACATAAACCAAGCATCAATGAGGCATTATAAGTGTAAGTAGTATTACTAGTTTTTGTCTTACCCCCTTTTCCACCCGATTTTGTGGTCGTTGTGTGGGCAGTTGACGAGAAATCCCCATACCAGAACATATTTGCTGATAGTCTATTTTTCCCATATACCAATGGTTGACAAAGACCATATGCGGATTGCTGAATCCGCATTGAGTTAATACGATTATCCGTGGTACTTATCGTTGTACTACCAAAAATTCCACTCATTATTCTTTTAACCTCTTCATACGAAAAAACCCAGCAATACGCTGGGCTAGACTTCCTTTGGTGCCATCTTGAAGTATCACACCTTGGTGTAGATAAGAATGAATGATCTGGGGCCATTCAACAACAATAGCGCCATGACTTACACATTTGCCAATTTTATAAAGGACAATATCACCTGGTTCTGGCGGACCCTCAATCTCAAAGCAGACACTTCGGATGTGGTCAAGATATCGTTCCCCCATTTGATGCATGTGCCAGTCAGGTGGATATGGCCGTGGATCCAGATAATCCATCAGACCTACCTTTTCGTAAACTTCACAAATCAATGTTCCGCAATCCACTCCAACACCTTTAACTCTTCCTTGGTGATGATAGGGAGTTCCGAGCCAAGTGAGAGCTTCTTGTACAGCCAGTTGGTTTTTAGACATACCCCCTCCGATTTTGGTAATAAAAAAACCGCTTTAGGCGGCTATTTAATTTTGGTTTGTTTTAGGGTAAAGATCGGGTTTAGGCCTTTCAGATTCATATTGCTCTTCAGAGATGAACTCGACGTTATGTATTGTCTCAAGAACTGATCCACCTTTAAGAGCACCGTATTCTTTATTACCGTGATTATCTAAAATGACGTAATAACTTCCATCCGCCGATGTGTATTTTTTTACTATAGACATTATGCTTGACCTCCATCAGTGATTGACCAGCCAGCACCAATTAAGTTACTTCGCGCCTGAGCACCAGCTTGTGAATATTTTTTGCCTTCCAGATACAAGAATTTTGACAATGATCGACTTGCCCATTCACTTTGTCGCGTGGTTCCAACATCGAACCACAACGCATTTAAAAATTTATCGTAGTTTGCTGTTGATAAGCCAGAACCATTGAACATATCCCCGAACACAGCCTTTTGCACATTGAACTTATTACACCATTTCGATAGATCTTGATCAAAAGCGTTGGCACCGTAGAACATGCTTGAAAAATCTTCACCTGATCTGATATTCCAATCCGATATGTCTTGATTAAAAGAACTTGCTTCGCGGAAGAAAGAACCGAAGTATTTACATGCACTGACATCAATATTAATCGGTTGATTGAATGATCTAGCAGCGAATAGAAAGTATTCCATGTTCACTACTTTCGATGTGTTGAAATTAATCGAATGATTATATTCTGTACCTGCGAACATGTAGGTCATGTTAACAGCACTGACTGTGTTCCAGTTTGTTAGTGGTTGATTGAACGATGATGCTCCATTCAAAAACCCACCGAAATCAGTGACTTTAGAGACATCCCACGAATTCAGAGGTTGATTAAATTTACTAGCCCGTGACAACATTCCATTAACAGATACCGCATTTGACATTTTGAAATGATCAATAGACTGGTTGAAGCTTTCTGCATCGATAAACATCTGTGTGAAATCGGTGCCATTAGATGTGTCCCATTTAGACAATGGTCTATTGAAACCTTTGCACCCACTAAACGCGTACGTAAAGTCAGTGATATTGGATACATCGACATTATTTAAAGGTTGATTGAAGATAGGTGATGAAGAGAATATTGCGAACAATGATGTAGCATCTTCTGAATGAAGACCCAACACATAATTCGGATATGCACCTTTACCGATGTCTAGCCCAATAATATTGTAGTTTGATGTCCATCCGATGTAACCAAAGTCACGCCCTTCTTCCAAAGTGAAAGTCAAATATATGTCTGACGTCACGACGATTTCAGTTAACGCTTGGCCTTGACCAGTTACGGACAACGTGCCACCTGTAGATTTGAAAGTAACAGCGCCTGCATCGCGGATATTGAATTTGAAATCGTAGATGTTTCCTGTTGCTGACTCCAAATTTCTTTTAACTTGTAACTGACTTAAGACCCCCGCCGGCGGAAATGCATAGATACTCTGATCTACGGCATTTGTTGATTTAAAGACTGTGCAAGACATTATATTCGCTCCTATGAGATGTATTCGTATTGAGTATCTAAATAAGCTAGACGTTGCTTAGACCAAGATACGATCTGATTAACATTTGAGTAGGTCTTGGAAGGTAGATCAGGCCACTTGTCAAATTCATTTAAAATCAAATCGCGGGGATATTTCGATGCAAGCTCAGTGCATATCTCGTAGATCATATCTTCATGAAAGATTTGTAAATCTCTGAGTTGCTTGTAGCGAAGCTTCATGTCTGAAAAATACGTGGTTTTCAACTTGTTCCAGAAATTTCTTGAATTTTGAGGTAGGTCTACAATATCCAAAGCACTATTGGCTGGCATAGTTCCTGTACCTGAAAAATTTGAACCGAAGATACTGTCTAAGTCATAGGGCATGAAATGGAACTGTGTTCCATTCCAACTCACAAACTGAAAGTTTTTACCCAAGCCGTCATAGTTCAATGTGAAATCTGAGAACAAGTAATAGTCGATTGCATTCTGCTTATTCAGAAAAGTATTCGCATTTTGCGTAAATGAAGACTGAGATGAAGCAGCAAAAGCATCCCAAGCACTTAAACTAGCTAAGGTGGCGTTAGTTACTTTCTTGGGCGATTTGAATTCGAATATAGGATCGCCTTTGTAATCGACTGCACCAGATGTGTAATTGTCATACATCTTGGTTAAGTCACACTGACTACCACCCCAGTCAATTTGAATCTGTGTCGGCTTCGCACGGTCAAGATTGTAATTGAAGTACTTTTTACCGATATTAAATGAACCGACGCCATAAAACTCGTCGTTGACGTACATCACACACGGATAGCCGACCACATGGCCTACAGCGTTTGTTAGCAGTGCATCATTACCAAACTTTCCAACATAATACTGGTCAACCTCGCGTTTATATCCATTTAAAGATATACGCGACTGAACCATTTTTTCCCAAAGATTATTACCGCCGACATTTCGACAGTTGGATGAATCAACGTAGTTTGCTTTGAAAATCCACTCGTCATGAGCTGGGACGTCACCGACTTGCACTTTAAGTGATTGAGTCAAGCCAACATCACTGAAAAATCCGAGCGTGTAATTCTTTTTCGGATAATAGACACTTGATGAACCTTGAACTTCAAGCGTCACATAGGCGGTAAAAACCTGCCCATCGATATGTATTTCGGCCTTACCTTTGGCTTTATAACTTTTATCGGCTGGGAGTGGGGTATTTGCAGTGATATAGATCTGTACTAAAGATTGAGGCTTTTGAAAAGCAGCTTGTTTAAGTGTTATCACGTTTGAAACACCAGTGCCGTTTTTTTTCAGCTCTGAGATTTCACCGACTATATCAATACCACCTAAAATCCAACGACCAAATCTGTCTACGTAACCTAGCTCAGTTCCAACCAAGTCTGAGAACTTCAATAATTTAGAACTTTGTCGTTGGGCAAGCGCATCAGAAACAAACTTTATCTCTGATAATATCAATTCAATGTCATCAATTTGCGGAGATTTCAGTCTTCCGTTCTTAGTCAGTCTCAGCAACGGTAAACCGTTGAGGTCTTCCCATCTGTGAATATCGCTCGAATCACTTGTTGAAAGCAGCTTCAATAGCGCGCTGATTTTATTCAGATTCAGTTCATCGGCAAACTTTTGCAGCTCTTTGATGTCTTCCTGATTTGTGAGCAAGATTGAACGTTTAGTATCTTCATCATAAGAAACAAGTTGACCCTTTTTATTTAAAGCAAGTACAACATTGCCAGCGTTGTCTTTCCATTCAAATAAATTTTCTGAGTTTGAGCCTTCAAAGAATATACTTTCTTTAGCCAGAATCAGATTTGTACCATCCCACACATATAATCCGGCATCATCACCCTGTGCAATCCTCACTGTTGAATTTGCGGAGATATTGGCCTTATCTTCCTCAAACAAAGCCATGCTTGCGTAACTATAGTTACCGCCTTGTGCCTCAATAAGATCAATTGTCATTTGCCGAATATGGCTTAACAAAGTCGTTAATGAATTCTTGAAATGTGCTTCTGTAATCGTGTTTCCGATAAAGTCGTAATCACTTGGTACAGTCATGTAGTTATCCTCAAAATAAAAAACCCCGCATGAGCGAGGCTTATATTTAGCAATTATGGTTATACAGAGGTTTCCGGTATTGGAATAAACGGTGCACCACGAAATCTGGCAAAGTTATTGAATCGGTTTTGACAGGTTTCTAGACGTTTATCGCAACCCGGATAAATATTGATTCTTTGGCCTGTCTTTGGTAGCTCAAGCAAAGGCAAAGTGAGCAACAATACATCTTGTTCATGTAGACGAATCGTTCGCTTAAGCCCTTTGTTTCCGCCGTCTAAAAACTCAATTACACCTTGCGTAAACCACCCCTGAGGCTGATTGATATCACATAAAATTCGCGTGGCTGTACTACCTGATATAATCGTAGATTCAAACACATGGTTCTCACGGCTCAAACCACAGGCATGATCAAAAAGAGTGTTACTGCAACTTGGCTGATATAAATTACGAGGCATCTTTACATTCAATTCATCAAGATCAGAGGCAACACTAGCTTTGATGATATTACGATCAAACTCTGGTTCAATGATTCTCCCTTCAAACAATTTAATCGTACCAGCACTGGTATCTGTTGGTGTATTATCATCCATAAAAATTCGCTCAAGCTTAAATCGGGCCCCATCCATTTGCCCATTATGAAAAGCTTGAACAATTGGAATTCCACCAATAGTATTTTCATCCAATGCATTGATCGTAATTGACAAGTTATCAACCTCAATACCAATCGAAAGACTAATTCCTTCTCTCTGGATGATTTCGCCACTTGAAAAATAAGTATAGCCTTCAACAATCAAATCGAAGTCATAACTAGTCGCTCTTATAACATCTCCCTGAACGGTAGTGATTGTATAAAGATCTGCCATAATGAATTGATTTGCATCTAATAACGCAATAAGTTTATCTGAAGCTGCTCTCATACCTTATTTCCTAGTGACCCAATCATGTCGACTTTCCCAGCTTTCCAGAGCTTAGACATAAAATTGGTATATTGCTGTTCATCATCAGCAAAACGACAACGATAGTAAAAGGTGCCAGTTACAGTAATAGATTCACCTTCTAACAATGGAATCGATAGCTGCAACAGACCATTGCTTGTAATCGTAAATTGAAGATTCCACATCTGAGCACTTGGAATTGACCACATCTCATTGTTGGGATTTGACCACATCAATGGATCTTCACTTTCTGTAGCTGAAGTATGTTGAATTGGAATTCTGGTCGTGTATATCTGTTTGTATAGCTGGAATTGTGTTTGTGTTCCATTTCCTACAATCGTGCATTCAAATTGATGATCTTCTGGCATCTTAAAAAGAAAAGAGTCAAATGATCCACGGCGCTCTAGAAAGAAACCTTCAAGTTGCTGTAATTCATTACGCCCCTTGCTCTCCCGAAGGAATGCAAAGGACATGCTGATCTGATATTTAGGTACTGCCTGATAACTAGCCCTTAGTTCTCGACCATTTACTGATTGCATGATCTTGGTATTAAACATGGGGGTTTTAGTTAGATCCCATTCTAGACCCGGCAATTCAGGAAATAATACATCTGACATGATTCCTCCTTATTTTCCAAAGTTCCGACTGTAACCTTTTAAACCGCCTGCTAAATCTCGACCATGTTTCTTCATAAAGTCTCTAACTCCTTTAGCATCAATGGCACTAATATTAAAAACTGTCGTGCCTGCACCGGCACCTTCAGCAACTGCAGCTGCACCAAAGCTTGCCCCATTACGTAAAGCATTACCCATTTCACGAATGGTATTTGCATGTTGAGACGGCAAAACCATCTCATCTTCATGAAGCTGTGTAATTGGATTTACACCTGAAGGAATGTCGTAACCGCCTCGAGCAGATTTGATCTTGCCCGCAAGACCAGCAACCAAACCAAAAGCAGCCGCACCAGCACCAACGGCTAAAATTGGACCGACATACGGAATTGCGACCATCGCTTTAAAAGCTCCGGCCATTGCTTCCCAAGCGGACATCATGATGCCTTTGATAGCTTCAGCTGCTTTTAATCCCAATCGAGCTAAACCACCCGCAGCTGTAACACTGGTACGTGTTGCCTCACCTGCGATCGTTGCTCCCGTTTGAGCCGCTTGGCCGGAAGCCTCGGCCGCTGTTTCAGCACCAACGAAACCAAGTTTACGAGCCAACTTAATGGCTTGGATTCTTAGCCATCCTTGCAACTCTTTAGTAGCTGTTTGCAAGGCAAATTGCCCCATGTCAGCCAGAACTGCTTTAGTTGCATTACTCCAAGTCAAGGTACCATTCATAAGAGACTGAATGCCCTGATCCCAAAGGTTAGAAAGTCGAGAAGTAAACCCACCGAACTTAGCTTCAAAGTCTTTCATTTCCGCATCACTGATTAAGCCCATAGACTTAGTGTCAGCAACTTTCTGATCAGTCTCTAAATCAGAAATATTATTAGTGATTTGGTTTTGATTACCTTGTTTGCCAATAATGTTGGTCTGCTCATTTTCCAAAGCCAAACGCTCTAAAAGACCTTGCCGCTTAATTTCGCGTAACTGATCTTCTAGCTGTTTTTCCAATTGAACTTTACGGACATTTGAAATTTTCTTGGCATCAAATTCAGCTTGGATCCGTGCAGCTTCGATTTCATAAAGTCGTTGTGCTTGCTGTTGATAATTGTCGATCTGTTCTTCACGAGCTTTTTTGTATTCCTCAAACTCTTTTAAACGGATAGCAATAATCTTGTCGGATGCATCTTTTTCAGCTTTGACTTTTGCAGCAGCTTTTTCATCGGCAGTCATCTTAGATTTTTCAATTTCATCTAGTGCCTTTTGCAGATCTAAAGCGACCTTCTTTTCTTCGGATGCATATTTATACCGAATATCCGCAAGTGCTTTAGCTGCCTGCTCTGCTTGTCGTACAGCATCGGACTTACCCTGCTTTGCCTTCTCTGATTTACCACCATCAGGATTGAGTGCCTTATTTTGTCCGATACCAGAAGTAACCCCTTTACTGCCACCTCTAGCACCTAATTGTGCATTCTGTATGTCAATCTTTGCCTGAGTTAAACGATCAAAAGAAGGTGTTCCACTAAAGATATTAGAAGCTGAATTAATTGCGGCTTTGGTGGTACCAGCAATATCAACCACAGTATCTTTGGTTTCAGTCCAGATTGCCTTAACGCCACCAGCCAGAGCCTTACCTTTAGCCAAGATCCCATCCGCATTTACAAAGTTTACGGCAGTACTTCCAATAGTCCTTAGGTTACTCATAACACCAGACATTAATCGCACAAGATTTTGTAATCCAGCTCCAAGCCCAACAATAACGACTGCCACGCCCTTGGCAACCGAGCCTAATGTCTGAATAACTCCGGTAAATGCTCCACCTTTTGTGGTGCCATTCATAAAATGACTAATAACACCGCTTAAAGCTGGCATCACTGCTTGAGCCAATTGATTTTTTAAGCCGGTGTACTGCATTTGAAGTACTTCAGTTTGAGCCTTTAATTCAATAGATTTTTGAATTGCCTCTTCACCAGTAATAATCCCTGCTTCTTCCATAGCAGACTGATATTCTTTCCAAAGCTTACCGCCATCTTGCAATATTGGAATTAAACCAGTGAGATCAGAGCCCATACTTTCAAGGTAGAACGACATTTGTTGCTGGTTGACTCCAGCTTCTTCCAGCTTATCTACATAGGTTTGTAAGGCTTCTACCCCATCCATCTTGGACATTTCTTCGGCGAGCTTTTTTGCCCCCTCAGCACCAGACTCCGTTTTAACGGCGATTTGCTCAAAAAAATCTTTAGCACCACCAGAACCTACTGATGCAAACTCACCGATCTTTTCGTTGAAGTCTTTCATCATGTCTGAGAGTTTTTCTTGTGAAAAACCTAATGTTTGTGCCGCGCCAGATAATCCCTGAAATGACTGTATCGAGGTATTTGCTAAGGCTGAGAATCTCGCAAGTTCAACATTGTTATTAGCCACTTCAATTGCTAATGTTGCTAAGCCTGCAGTAGCTGCTATGGTCCCACCCACTGCCAGTCCTGCAACTGCTCCAGCCGCAACTAATGCACCACCACGCAGAGCTCCTAATTTGGAAGTAATACCATCAAAAGCAGAACCTAATCGTGACCCACTTAAAGCATCCCCAATCTGTTTATTAAACTCGTCTGCAATTGATTTTGAAACTTCATCAAATTGGCGTTTAATGCCCGAAAGATTAAACTTAAAGTTCACACCTTTAGTAGTATTTTCAATTTTCTTGGCGGAATCTGAAACTATTTTTTCTGCATCTTGCATACCTTCCTTTAACTCGGAAGTTTTAGCACCAACATGCACTTCGACACGGTTATTATTTGCCATACACACCTCATAGGCATAAAAAAACCTTGCCGATGCAAGGTAAATTTGAAAAATAAAAAACCCCGTGTGAACGGGGTTATTTTCTAAAGAAAATTTATTGAATTACAACTAAGTCAGTTATTCCACAACCTGACGATGCAGCTTGAGAATGTATAAATCCCATATTAAATTGTTTGACTGTTTTAGTTTCACCAGCTTTAACAATCTCATAAATTACTCGGCTATTGCTGTCGATCTTTGTTTTACTATTAGAATAGTGCTCACACTCTACAGTGATATCTTTAATGTCATATTTACTATTATTTTTGATTTTAAAATCAACCAACATGACACTATCAAAACCACCTTTTGACCAATCATAATCAAGTACAGTATTTTTTAATGCATCTTCTTTAGGTGACAATTCCCTAGTGCTACTTGATGAAGAAGATCCCTCTCCACCACCAGCAATAATGCCAATAATAAATAGAATAACAAATCCTAGAAAGATCCATTTTAATAAGGAGCGTTTTTTAACTTTTGCTCCACAACTTGGACAATTTTTAGCTTGAGTACTAACTTGTGCCCCACACTCTTTACAATTTGTTAAAGCCATTGATTTATCCTTATAAAGTTTAATCAACAAACTTTAACCAACGCTTACAAATAATGCAAACAGGGCAGCCTCAACCACCCTGTGGAAAATTCGACAAAACTTCCAGCATATCATCCTCGTCATCATCTGAAACGGTGATAGCTTGCGGAGTTTCATCAATTCCCATAAATGCTTCCAAAATACGGCAAAGCCGTTGTATCCCAATATGCGCGGGAGGGTTACTTTGCTGATACGCACTTAATGCTCTTAATCTAGGCAGGTCCATTTCATTACGCACATAGTCGTAATCTTTACCCATCGTTAACACTAAATGCGTGTACAGCTCCTCCCAGTTTATTCCCCCGAGCTTTCACCTGCGGGTTTACCTGTATATTCCAAGCCAGATGTTTTAGTTACTAGGGCTAAAACTTCTTCCATGTTTGCCATGTCTAAAAGCTCATCCGAAACATATTCACGGGTAATATCCGGGTAATTCCGTTTTAAACAAATATGAGCCATATCCACAATGACGGAAACAGGCACATCATTTGAGCTTAACTGTTCTTGGAAACGCTCAAGTGTACCCAATGGTGCCGGAGCAAAAATCCATGTCTGACCAGCAATCTCTTTACTATTACCACGTGGGTTATCAACTTGCTTAAATTGCATTTGGCATTACTCCGATAAATCGATTTTGAAAACACGGTTAAGATCATCAGCCATAGGCTGGAATTCAAACTCAGGAATATCGTAATCGTCCTGTTTTGAACTGAATCCAAGTTTGTTACTGGTACAACGGAAGAAATTCATGTGCATGAACTTGCCTTTGTAGTCACGTTGCAGGTCAACGGCAAACTCTGGCGTATAACCCATATCTAGGTTAGATACAGTGATTGATTTAGCACCCGCTACCATTGCTGAATAACGGAAGTTAATAAATACCGTTTTCCCTGCATCTGCAGCAGCAAATGTATAAGCACCGGTTGCCGCATCTACACTGTATTGTCCTGTTGCTGGTGCCGAAGCTACACGTTTAAGCGGGATTGCTTTCGCATCTGTTACGCCTAGATCCTTTACGAACGTACCACTGTTAGGAACAACCGGAGTAACTGAACCACCAGCCGGAATAACTTCACCATTAATAGTTTGGGAAACGGTTTCGATTCCACCCTCAGCTACAACGCCACCGAAAAAAATGGAATTTAACAAAGTACCGTTAATACGCCCGAAAGAAGCTTTACATTTAATGGTACCTTTACCACGCGCAGCATCTACAGCGAATTGACCACGACCGAAAAGCTCTTTTAAGTCATAGCTAATATCTACACCAACGGATTGCATCACCCCTACTTCAACTGGTGTGGGATTACTAATCGGTTGCCCATAAACATCTTGAATCGGTGTAGCAAAGATCTTGCCGGCACCAAATAAATACTGAGCCATTTATTTTGACCTCTCTAAAATGACAAAACCGCCATCGAGGCGGTCATAAAATGAATGTTTTGTTAATTGGTTGTAAGGATCCGAATAGGGATAATGGCAATCGCCTGATCATCCAGCATGTTTTCTACTGCTTCATATACTTCTACGGTGCCCTCGATCCAGCAGTGCTCAACCAAACCTCCTAAGGTCTGACACTCATTAAAATCTGGATGATCTGGCTGAATAGCTTCACGTACACGATCGATGAAAATATTCATCTGTGATGATGGGGGCTTTGCTCTATCAGCCTCATGGATATAGAGATAAACCTCAGCAGCAAGTTCAACTTTTGAATCTAAACCATGTACCGGGACTTCTTGCTGATTGCCTTGTGTAATAAACATGGCTGGGCGCTGTTCTGGTGTTACATGGTTAAAGTGACGTAAACGGCGACTTACCGTAATCAATCCTTCTACCCTTGTGCTTAACCTTTCAAACAACGCCTGATAGATTGCTTCGCTATCCACCTGCTATACCTCGCTCAATTGCTGCATCAATATTTTTCGGCACAATCTTGGCCACGATATCCAGTGAATCACGCATGAACCGCAATTCTCTAAACCGAACATTCCTAGAATGGGCCTTAATATTGACCTGAACAGGTGAAATAGGTCGGCCAAAAGCCTGTTTAATCGTCCTAAGGTGTGCTTTAACACCCAAAGCTCCATTTAGACCAAATTCATGTGCAGGTGCATAAGGCACCAAAGCACCACCAGCGCCTACGGTTCCCTCTATGAAATCCTTATCCTCATCCACCTTTGATGAAACGGATCCACGCAAACGGCCAGACTGAACTTTGAGTCGTTGGCCACTTAACATGTCTTCCTGAACAATCCGCTGTAAGCGCAAAGTAAGAGCGTTAACCGTGCGTCTTATTTCAAACCTAACGCGATTATTCATCTCATCAAAATTGACCTGAGCATCAACACGATAATCGCTCATAACTTAATTACTCTTTAGCAGATGCTGCAGATTTCTTTGGCTCAACCACTTCAACATAACGCTCAAAACATAAGGGCTTTAAAATATGGATAATGTCATTATCCGATTCTAAAACGCCGTTTTTGATATCTAGGTTTTGCCCGGCAATAACGAGTTTTGTTGGCTTATAACCTTCTGGTGCCTGATATTTAAAAGGCATGGGATTCTCCTATACAACAAAGGCACCAACGCCTAAACAATTAGGGTTTGTGCCTTCATCATCGATTGGAATGGAATTTTTTAACGCAAGATAGCGCTGGCCATACATGCTGAGATCATAGAAAGCTTCTTTCGATGATCGTGAATAACTCACACTTTGGCCCGCAATTGTCATACTTGAGGCAGTACCAAAAGCAGCACCATTGCCGCTTGAGATACCTACTTTAAGGATATGTGCTGCATATAGACCTACAGCACGTTCCTTTAATGCCCCGAACTCAATTTGAGAAACAATCAGATCCGCTTCTTCTAAAGCATCCTGAATTTTTGCATCTGGCAAAGACATTAAACTCGAATCAGTCGAGAACTTTTCACGAAACGTTTGTACGTCCATAGACTCACCTTATTCTTTAGCCTGAGCTAACTTAGCTTGTAACTGCTCAAGTGTTTCATCATCACTGAACGTTACTTCAAGCGCTGTTAATTCAGCTTTCACGGCGGCCAAAGCAGCTTCTTCTGCAGTTTTTGCCGCATCACCTGCTGAATCGTTTTGTTTACCACCTTTACCACCACGGCCACCAGTTTTACCTGTTGCTTTTGGCTCATCATCTGGGATTTCCTGAACTTCGAGCTCACCTTTTTCAACGAGTGATTTAAAGGCTTTACCTTTTGAAATACTTGTGAGATCCGAAGCACTAACTTGTACGGTTTGGCCTTGACCGACCTGAATTCCATCAAAAGAAAAAGCGGCCTGAGAGCCGCTGTAAGTAATTTTTGGCATGTTTAGTAATCCTTATTCAACATCGTAGTAGCGGAGAGAATCGACACGTTTTAAATAGACACCTTCATACATATAGTGTCCCGGTGTACGCATCACATAATTGATAGGTTGAGCTGCCAAGAATTCCAGTTCATTACAACGGAAAGTAATACAGCTCGGATCACGGCGATAAATAATACTGCGGTCAGTACCACCTTCACCTTTACCTTCAAGCATACTTTCAGAAGTGAATGTCAGTGTTTTACCTTGCATTGCAAAGGTGTTCTTTTCCTTAATGTATTCAAGGAAAGTTTTACCCGCTGAATCTGGAACAATACGGCTCGCTAGAATAGTGAACTTATTCTCAGGCATCACGAAAGTATCAGGTTGAATACTGCCATCGAACTTAGAGGCATTAGAAGCACCTTTAATTGCCTTATTGATATCGGCAAGAATGACCTCTACTGTGGCAGTCGTATAATCTACCGTAGAAGTAATCACCTCAACACCTGTTTGATTATAGAAGCCTAGCAAACCAGTTTCAGGCTCGCCAAACCAAGCGACATCACTCATGTGATTTTCATAGGCCAATCGAGCTGCTGCAACTTTGTCAGTCGTTAACTGGATACCTGCTTTTAAGGCAGCTGCAGCATCAAAAATACTGATTTCATAACCAATAACACCAGGCTGTACAGTGAGTTTTACTTCATCGTAAACAACCTCTGCTAATGGCACATCATTACCTTGACCTGAGAAGCGCTTACCACGTCCTACACCTCTCTTACGTTGCAAGACACTAGCCGAACCTATAACTGCACCTTCCAATCCTTCAATTGGTAAGTACTTTGCATAAGCTTGGGCTTCAGCAAGTTGCGGTGTCATTTCATCGATTGATTCAAGCTTTAATAATAACTTGGCAAAGTTATCTAAATTAAATGCATCCCCTACAGCGATTTGCACCCCATGTGCAACTGCTGATAGGCGAATTTTCATTTGTTCTAATTGTTTTGACATTGATTATGCTCCACGTAAACGAAGAATAGCTAATCCATCAGGACCAGTGATGGTTTCCCAAGAGGCATTAGGTAGTTCCGTAGAATCTAATGCTGCAGAAGAAAGTGAACCTAATGGCGCTTGGGCGGTAGGGTTCGCAGTACGTACATATACTTTCGCATTGATATCAATCACTGGAGCTGAAGGCTTCACCCAGATAGAACCGATTTGCATTACAGGTGCACAGTCCTTAGCTTGATAGGCTTCTTTACCTAAGGCATTTTTTCCAGATTTACCCACGTGCTGAAAAACCACTACACCAAACTTTGTATTGGTTGCCCCAGTTACTGCACTTACAGTTTTTCCGTCAGCAGATTGGACTACCACTTCGCCGTCACTAACTACGCCTGTACCAGCAACTGGCAAAGATAAAATTTCTTCAGGCATGTGCAGGCGAGCACGCATACCCGGAAGAGCTTGAGGGGTTAAAGACATTTGCATTTCTCCAGTTAATTAGAAACTTTGTTTCCAAGCTTCTTTTTTGTTGTTTGGTTTAGGCTCCCCATCTACTGGTTTACCGTCACCAGTTTTAACTTGCTGTTGCTGGTGAAGTGCATCACCTACAGGGTTAGAAGGTTGAGTACCCTTCACAGCACAGAGTGCACGGAAAGTTGTATCGATCTGCTCAGGCTTTGCATCGCCTACCGACACGTTACCCATCAAAGCTGTTACTAATGCATCACCCGCTTTAGCAGCAATTACATCACGCTTGATTTGCTCACATGAGCAACCTTCCGTTTTAACTGACGGCACCAATGCTTTAGCATCGGCAATCACAGCAGCACGCTCTGCCGCAGCTTGCTCAAGCTTTTCAGGCGTCATTTGGTTCTTTTCCAGATCACCTACTTTTTGCTCCAGAGCTGTTTTTTCGACATGTAACTGATCTACAACCGCTTGAATGGCACCTAGTTCATCACCGATTGAAAATTGCTTATCACCCACTTTAAGTTTTGCAGCCTTCATGTTTTCAAGCTGCTCTTGTTGCTGCTTTAATGCATCTGCTAAGGGCGTGTTATCGCCGATGTTAAAGCGGATACCGTTTACAATTACTTCCATTGTTTTATTCCCCTTTGGTGGAGTTTGCTGTTTGTCACCGATGCGGCAATCACCACCACAACGGCCATATTTAACGAGTGCTACGTGATTGCCAATAAAATTGGTAAATTTGGCTTGATACGGCGTGCCATCTGGCGCAGTACCCTGCTCAACGATTAATAAGGCTCCATAGCCAAGCGACATTTCTAGCCGTTCGTTGCTTTGGATCAAATCAATGCTGATCTTGTCTTTAATGAGCAAATCACCCACCAGATAATCGCCTTCCTGTCGAACGTTCTCACAATAGCCAATGTGATAATCCTTCCAGTTAGATGCGTTAATTTCATTCTTAGGTGGGTGATAGTCTGTAGCGTCTACACCATTGAAGCTTTGAATAGCCACAGGCTTGAAAAGCTCTTCTGCAGGCGTGTAGACATTAATGATTTGATCTGCTGTATAACCTTCCAGTGAAGGAAACTCATACGCATAGTACTGACGTACTTGAGGCGCTTTAGCTAAACGAACATTGACGCATTTCAGATACCCCTCTTTGGTAAATGAGCGTGTCGATTCGCTTGGCGCAAAGTCACCTACCTTGAAGCGGTAAATGTTTTTCATAAATTGCGCTCAATAAAAAACCCACCGAGTGGTGGGTTAACATATTTGGGAATTCTAAAATTAATTTGAATTAGTCAATTCAACAGCAGTCTTTACTTTCATAGGTAAATTCTTATTAACTTTATCCTCATAACAAAAATAAGATATCAACATACTAGATATAATTAAAACTTCTAAAATTACAATTAAACAAGATGGAATGTAAATCCAAAATTTCTTTGGCTTTTTTGGTTTTACACATTTAGATTTATCATCCTCAGATAATGCTATATATCTTTTATTTTCATATTCATAAAATGCTGACTTGTAGTCAACGTCATCATGGTTTTCAAAACCATCTAGTACTTTTCGGTACTCATTCATATACTTTTCAAGATTTGGCTTTTCATTTTTGTGTTTTACATCTACTAAATGAACTTTAAATTCATCAATGATCTTTTTAATCCTATCCCCACATTGCAAAAACTCTTTACTACGAACTTGGAAATTGGCAGTGGCAATAGCGGTTGAATATACTAAAACACAGACAGCAAGAAATACTTGAATAATTGTCAAAGTTATACTTGAAAAACTTTTATTAATTCCAGCGAGATCAAGTAATGGAATTAATATTAATCCTAAAGATGCAATAGTAGTGGTGATGAAACATATGTCATTTATATGTTTCAATCTCCTTGCTGCTGTAAACCTTGCATCTGTAGTAATACTCATGGTCCTTAAATATTTATCAGCAATTTCTTGGTAAGGAGTAAATATACTTATTGAAGTGCTGTCTGTGCTTTTCGTATCCATTTAAATTAATATATAAAATAATTATTAATCATATAATTAAACCAATAGTTCAATCAATTAAAATATCCTCATAATTAGGCAATGCCGTGCAACGACATCGGATAGGCTGACCGGGATGTCCACCGTCTGGTGGTGAATCCCATCTGAATGTCTTGCCTTGCTTATGCTGGTGGTCTGGCCTTACACGCTCATCTTTCGCCGTTTGCCATGTGTATGTCTCGACACCCATCGAAAGCTGTCGAGCTTGGTTAATTTGGCCGTTAATCTTGCCCATCTGATCACTAGCAATAAGACGTGCACGATAATCAGTAGATAGTCCTAATTGCTTAATTGCTTTGGCCAACTCTTCATTTGTTTGTCCAGTCTGCAAAGCGTTGGTAATTAATACCTCAAGCTTATCGGCGTATTGCTGCGGAATAGACTTAATCAAACTGACATTAACCGTAATGTTTAGATCTACCTCGTCCTGAATATCAGCAGCTCGATAGAACGGGGTTAGATCCACACCAATAATTGTTTTGGTGTGTTCTGCAATTTGCTTGTCCACTTCCTTTTGGGTGTCAGTCACAACCTTTGTGGCCAACGGTCGTGAAATCTCAACAACATACTTTGTGAGCTTTTCCCTAAACGCCGTCATCATGTCTGAGAACCAAGCATCACCGATATTCTGGCCGACTGTAGGAATAACCAATTCTTTTGTTTGTTCCTGACAGTATTTTGAAATAGCCAGTAGTTGTCTTGTGTAATAAAGCTCTACACGGCGGTTTACGTGCACGGCTCTCGGCTTAGAAGCTTTACGACCTTTTTTACGTTTCTTCGCCTGCTGGAGGTGGGGTTTCAGGATCTGAATTATCGTTGTCATTAAGCTTCACCATTGTCTCAAGCTCTTTGATATGTTTTTCATCAATCACTGAATAAACACCATCAATAACAAGCTGTTTTGCTATCTGTGGCTCTGTGATGATGCCCATCTCTAAATATTTAGCATCCCGTTCAGCGTTAGCTTTCTCAACTTCAGAACGGACTTTAGCGTCTAGTTGCCATAATGGGTTAAACACAACATCTAAGCTTGGAATCTGACGACCAAATGTAGTTTGAACAATTACTCTTAAAAGCTTCATCATGAATGGCTTTAAGGACCATGTTTGCTTAGTTGCGATACTGTCATAATAGTTCCGTGTGTCGTGCTCGCCTGTTGCATTCATCCCTGCAGGTGATTGACCGAATAAAATCGTATATGGCATATCAGCTGCACCAGCAGTTTGAATCGAATACTCACGCATGAGGTCAGGCAGACCGCCAAAGCTATAAGATTTAGAGTCATACTCCTCCTCTTTATCCAAGACGATCATGCCATTCAAGCCCTTAAGCAATCCGACACTAAGAAAACGTTCAGCTACGGATTTCATATCCTCTTTGATCTTATCGACCAAGTTAGGTGTTCTAATCACGTCAATTTTTGATTCATGGACCAGACTAGCAGTGGCTTTCTTTACGGCAGCATGATCAAGTAGATCCTCATAAACTTCCTGTAAGACACTTACCGGCTCTTCATTAACTACATCGGCATGGCCAAACTTATATAAGCGTGTATGGTGGATCCTTTGCGTAGATTTTCCATCAAGCTTTAGCTTATAAAATTCAGGCTGCTTTAAAAGTCCACCTGCCTCCTTAGGCGATAAATATTTACTGGTATCAGCTTCAATGTGCTTCTTCTTAAGCACCGTGAAAAACTCTAAACGACCAATACCTAACTTGTTTAAATCAAACGGTTGATCTAAGTTGCCGCCGTCCACTGTTCCTAGAAGCACATAGCAAACACCATATAAGCGAGAAAGTACTAAACTAGATAAGAGCACCCCATCTAAGTTAAATGCCTTACACGCCTCTTTAAGCTTCAATAAATCGTTGTCTTGTATCCCTTCATAGAACCAACCAGCTCGGAGCATGTCACTTGCTGGACGGTTTACGATGCGCTTAGCCAACCAGTGTTGATACACAGCTTCTAATTGCTCATCAGGAATTACTTTCTTAACGAAAGAACCATGTGAAGCTTTGTCACGTTCGGTACCAATATTTGAGACAAGGTTTGTGTATGCCCCTGCATCGCCAATTGCATCGGGCTTTTTAGTTTCAGCCATAATTTCCTCTAATCAAATACAGTTGGCTTTTTGGCTAATGAATCATTAATTGCATCAATGGTCGGGTCCCACTGGTCGTCATGATCATGTGACCAATCAGCAGTAAGGCCTTCAATCTCTTCAATGTAGTTCAATAGCCACGGTGCATTAGCTGGTAACCAGACACGGCGTTCTTCAACATAAAGAATTACGTCCATTGTCCTTGATAGTTTGTCAGTACTTCGCTGAATCGCACGTATTGGTAAAGTGGTCTGCTTAGATATGGACTGAATTAAACCGGTACCACTCGCCTTATCCTCTACGGCCATATAACGAAGCTTGCCAATCTTTGTGTTACTGTCCTTGTGTTTATTGATAAAAGCTTTAGCTTCTTTCAATAGCTCTGGTGCTTCCCATTTGCCACGCTTCACATCAATGATGTAAAGATTATTGTCATAGCCAAGACCAGCACATAAAAACACTGAAAAGTCGTTATGCTCTTTAGTCTTCTGAGCCGTGTCGGCCCATATTGCACGCCATTTAAGAACAGGTAGATCTAGATAACGTGGGAACCATTCAGCCTTAACCAGATCACCACCCAGCTTTTTAGGGGCCTGCTGGTATTGGCTTGCAAATGTATAACGGGATACCGTAGCGCCGTCTTTATCCTGTCCGCCTTGTTCGAGTTGCAATAGCGATTGCAATGATTCTTTTAATGGCCAATAACTTTGACGGCCTTTCGCATCTCGCTCAACATCACGTGGAATTTTTCTCTGTATTTTTTCAGGCAACTTACTGATGTACTCATCATCGATAAGTGCGGGAATACTGATCTGCTCCCACTCACCAGGTACATTACCCGTCATCACGAAGTTAGTCGGATCCTCAACGTGCAAACGCTGCATGATGAGAATAATTGGCGTGTCAGATTTAGCTTTACGCGAGTTGACAGTATTTAATATCTTACGGTTAGCTTTCCGTCTAGCTGTTTGGCTAAATGCATCCTCAGGCTTTAATGGGTCATCGAGAATAATCGCACCGGTAAAGCCCTCATTGGCTAATGTACCAGCACGGCGACCGGTGACCTGCCCGCCCATAGAGGCAGAATAAACATGACCAGCATCATAGCCATCAACGGTGGTTTTCCAGCTCGACTTAGCATCCGTACTGGTAGAAATCTTTACAGGCCATAAGTTCTGAAAGTCTTCCGACTTAACAATATTTCTAGCTGTAGCTGATACATCCTCTACAAGTGATTGCGAGAAAGACAAATACAGAAACCGCGAACGAGGATTACGTGCTATACCACGAGCAATAAGGTTTGTAAGTAATTCAGTTTTACCGCTTCCGGGTGGAACGTTAATAACTAGGTTTTTAACCTTGCCAGCTATTACCTCGTCAATCTTGTCGGCAATATATTCATGATGCCAATTGACCGAAAACTTAAAGCCCATGCGAGGCAAGAAAAATGCTCGTGTGAAAAATAAATGTTCTTTCTCACATTTGATCCGCTTAGCTTTGGTTTTAACAGGATCAATATTCGTTCTCGAGTTCATCTATCGCCTGCCTTACCTGCTCATCGGTAGCAGTCACATAGGTAATGTTTTCGCTTTGTAATGGACCGCCGCCAGCGCCTGTAATTTCAGTCTTATTCGTGTACTTGCCGCCTATGTCCTCAGCAGCTTGCTTAAGAATGCTTAAAGCTGCTACACGGTTTCTACTGTGCTTTTGATATTGGCTTTCATATCGCTGTAAACGCACCGCTAAGTTTGCAATTGGGATTGCCTCAGGCTTACCCAAAAACATTTCGCGAGTCTTTTCAAAATCTTTTCTTAATTCTTCGCTCAGGTTCTCGCCTGCCCGTTTGGTCGGGTCGTATTTCTCACACTGCTGTTTAGTAACTTTTATCCCGTATTCTTGGTTGACGAGCTCAGCAGTTTCTGTGGGTGTATTAAATACGGCAAGTGAGCGAACTATAAAGAGTTTTCCCTCCTTTTTTAGAGCCGCCATATCCTCAATCCTGTCAACCTACGTCAACCTAAATAGCCAAAAAAAAGAGCCTCAAGGCTCAGGTAATTACGCAGTTTCCACAACATTTCGAAATATCTAAATCAGAAACAAACGGCGGGTTTTTAGCGACTTCAATAAGCCGCTTAACGTTTTCATTTGCACCCCAGCGTTTAACAACACCGATAAACTCTTCCACATCGTGACCAGCTAAATAGTGCTTTGGTAATCCAGTATGATCACTGTAAATAATCTCACCGTCCGAGTCTCGTTCTACACCAATGTGATAAAGCTCATGTTCAAGCAAAGCACAGAACTCGCTATCGTTTGCCTTTTCACAAAAGCTTGCATCGATGGTGATTAAGTAAACTGGAACGAATCCGAACCAGTCTCGCATTTGCTGCTCTTGTCGGGCTTTCTTCCAGCCGCCTTGTTGAAACATAACCTTTTCACATTGGCCGAGCACCATACGCTTAGCTCTGGTATAAGCAGAAGAAGCCCATGCGAAAGCCAAGAAACCCTCATTGTCATGAAGCATCTCAGCGATATGGTCGTGATCTGGATTATGCAAAGGACCACCAATAGTTAAAAAATTTGCAATTACCCAATTCATTAAATCAGGGGCTGGCGCTAATCGAATTGCTTCTTCTTCATCCGCTTTATCAATTAATTCCTGTGGTGGAAATGGTCTGATCTGCTCCATCTTCAATTCTCGCTAATTCGTCTTTAATCCAGTTAATGACATATCCCGACAAAATAGAATCTGGATGAAAGCGCTCTATTTTATAACCCATCTCTTCAGCTTGATCATATCGATCAAGACTCCATGCTTTATTTGACAGCTTTCCACCACGCCCACCAGACCAGGGCCCACCCTCAATTTCAATGAGCAAACGCAATTTCACTATATGAAAATCAAAGCGCCAGTGTTTGGTATGGATCGGCTGAAACTTACTTTCAAATCCAATCGCCAAATCCTCAAGCTCTTCCTTAAGTGTTGCCTCAGCCTCGAGATATTTTTGCTTCGCTTTAGGTAGCGGTCTGGATTTAGGCTTGGTTTTAGGTTCTTTTTTCCGAGTAAGCCAAAAGTATTCTGTAGAATCCATTATTCTCACCCATAAAAAAACCGCCCTAAGGCGGTGGCTAAACTCACAGGCAATATAGTATTACTTCTTAAAAGTTGCCTTATAAAGCTTTGAATTAAAGTAATCCGTAATTTCTTTACCTTCGTTTTGAATTTTTTCCTCATTTAAGGGTAAAAAATCTAATTCAGATTTGAAGCTCATATACTCTGGAATAAATTTCTTTATAGGCGGAGGTGGTTTAGGTCCACCTTCTGTAATTTTTTCGATAAATCCAGCTAACCATAAAATATACTCACCTTCTGAATTATGAGGAGGAATCAAACTCACATCTATTTTTACTTTACATTCATCTAATGGTTTACTAAACAATTCAACAAAATCAATAAAATTATATTTTAATTTAAATTTTGTTCCCTTAATTTCTCTGCGTATACATGTCATAAGTAAGTTCATATTTTCAATACAGTCATGTGAAAACAATTCCTCATCTTTAATTTTGTTATAAATATTTTCCGCAAACATGAGATACTGTGTCATTTCAGCAGCTCCTCATTTTTATAAAGTATTTTTCTTAAGGTAGTCCTATTATAACAATGTTGCAACAAGAAATTTTCCATTTTTAGTTTAAGAAAATTTTAAAAATTATAAAAACGATTATATTCAATAAATTAGTACAAATAAAAGCTATGGAAGTTTGATCTTTCTATTGAGCTTTAAAATGGATTATTGTGTTTAAATCATCAATTTAAAAAGCTTGCCTAGTAGGCAAGCTCCCCCTTTTTTTGATATTTGCGCTGATCAATAAGGTTTAGTGTTACTTAAAGCAACACACTGATAATACTGAAATATTTAAAAATAAAAAAGCCCACTTCCTATTTTTATTCAGAAATGGGCTTAGCGAAAAAAACGCTTAAACCTGAAATAGGAAATATCTATTCGGAAATATTTCCAACTTCATATTGGCATAATATTTAAGCACTAGCAATAGGTAATACTTAATAAGGTCTTATGTGTAGTAACCATTAGGCTCTAGAGAGTAAGAACTCAAACTGACTAAAAATAAAAAATAATTAATTTTCAATATTAATGATCATATACTGCAAAGTTATGTATATTCCAACTTCTCCATTGTTGAGTGCCTCATATAAGTCTTCATCAACGAAATCTCCAGATTCATCATATAGCCATTTATGAATTTGAATAATTTGTATATTCCCTTTTTTGTCTATTCTTGCTATTGGGTCTATTACGGACCGAACTATCACTTTCTTCTTCGTCTTAACATCGAGCAATGTGATAATTGTCATTTTAAAATCCTTATAAATATCCTGTATAACAACTACTCTCAATCAATAAAGATTTTTATATTTAAATTACTTAAATAGCAATCTTTTCAATCTAAAAAATAAATAAAAAACACTTCAATAGTATGTGCCTATTAGAAAAGATACCTTAAATATTCTACTAGCAATAAAAAACCGCTTTAAGGGCGGTTCATCTAAAATTCACAGGTACTTAATGAAGTTTTTTTTTCTGTCTTTGCATCTTTCTGGGCTCACAAATTTTTCCAATAAAGTTAGTTAACCACAAAATACTTTCTTCACGATCTTCAAAATGAGGTATAAGGCTTAAATCTACTTTTATTTTGCGATCAGCTAAAGGCAAACTTAAACAATATTCAAAGTCTATTGAGCTGTACTTCAATTTGAGTTTTTTTTCTGCAGCTTGATTCTTTATCTCAGCCATTATGCGATTTAGATTAACAATCAAATTATTTGAAATTTTATTATTTTCATATACCCGTTCGTAAACTGTCTCAGCTACATCAATGTAATTTATTAGCTCTACATTCTTATTCATGACATTTGTACTCCGTTTTTTATAATTATCCGTCTAAAATAATGTTTATTTGAGTTACTAAATTCATCACGTACGTAAATATTGTTAAAGTTTTATCACTTATTTTTAATTTAAATATTTGAATTTATTTAATAATTTTATAATTTACTAATATTTATATACATCTTTGTTCTTAACACCCCTTTTTTTCTATCACTTGCCCATTGAGTTCACCACCCACACAGATATTCATTTTTACCAGCCTGGACTATATAGCAAAAAATAAAAAAAATCCGTACCTTGGGGAAAGTACGGACTAAGCTTTTCAACTGAAAAACACTATAATGGAAATAGACATCATATAGTAAGTTTAATATACGATAAATTTCATGTTTTTTCAAATCCTAATTAAAAGCCCACGATTAAGTGAGCTTTTAAAACAAATTGGTGCAACGCTTATAACTTCGTCCACTATATCAAAAATATGCCATAAAGCGTCTAGACAGTCAACAAGTCTAAATTATGCTTTTCTACTAATTGAGAAGCTTTTAAACGTTCAACGATTTTAATCATTAGATCATTGGCAGTTATAACGTCGATTCCTTCAAATGCTTTTAGTGTTAATTGCAATTTATTATTAATTACATTTGTAATTATTGATATTTTACCAAAATAATCAGGGTAGTATTTCAAAGTTTCATTAACTTTCTCCCGACTAACGCCTTCATATAGTTTTACAGTGTATGTTTTCATTTGAACCTCCATTTTGTCTTAATCTTTTATCATGACCTAATAAATAAAATCTAGCGCAACTCACCATAATTGCGACCTGAGCTTTAGATTGGTTTGTTTCTTGAGCAACCTTCAACAATCCTTTATTTTCAACCTTATTTTTAATTAAACAAATTAATGCAAACTTAGTTGTAAAATCTGTTTTATCAGAATTTAATAGACTTCGTAAAAGTGCTTGAATTTGATCCGCCTCATAATCACTGATCTCACATCGAATATAAGATTTACTTTTTTGTACTTCTTTACCAGCTTCACGCATCAACCAGTAAATTTGATTGATATGAAGCCCATCTGGCAAATCACCCCCTTTCATTCTAACTGTTTCACACCATGCGCCAAACTGCTCTAACCAACCGTCAATAGTATATTTAGACCAATCCATTTGTTGTGTTTTTAAAACTGCACTCATTTTTCACCCACCAATTGCTCAATTTGTTTAATCGCCACGCCTGCTTTAACTTGCTCTGTGCTGAACCGTAAAACCGTAAAACCCATCATTGCTGCGGAGTTGTATTTCTCCATATCCCCTAAATAGCCCTTACCTCTTGTGTGACGGCCTCCACTCCAGATCCCGCCTTCCACCTCAATCAAAATCTTTGTACCCGTTATTAAAAAATCTGCTCTCCATTTACGTCCGGGATGGAATTTATATTCCTGTTCAAAACCGATCTTGCATGCTCTTAAATGCGTTGCCAGAACCATTTCACCCACACTTGGTTGTCTAGCAACTTGCTTTGCTGAACGCCGCTTTTTATTTTTCTTAATAGGAAATAACTTACGGTATTCAGCAATGCTGACTGATGACATCAAGCACCACCTTTCAGCAAAAGGTCTAATTGATTAGCAAAGCAGTTATAAACTCGCGCTTTATCCTGATCACCAAAAAGGCTGGAAGAATGAGCATCTTGTTTATACTTCTGAGCCAGTTTTTCAATTGACTCACTTAGTTCAACCAGAGTGCTTTGCTTTTTACCGCTGAGTGGTTCAATTGAGCGTGATACGTGGTCAGCCATTTCTTTTTCCATATGATCGAAGTAACTTTGACGTGCTAAATCCCTCGACTTGATTAGCTCTGGTGAAATAAGCTTTTCCATTTCACGGCGTTGCGCTTCAATCCACCTACTGTCCATTTTTTGCGCCCTCCGCATTAAACTTCTTCGCTTGGTCAAGTGCCTTCTCTAATTGAAGTAACTCGTTGTAATCAGTATTAGATAGCCCACTGCGGTTATATTTGCCTCGTAATTTTTCACAAAGAGTCTTAACTTCTGCAAAACCGCCGTAAGAATTTATTAACTCTTCAACTGCACAGTGTTGGCATTTACTCATGGCGATATCCTTTCTCATCTAGCTCTTTACGCGCCAACCACCACAAAACCACCGCACCGCTAATAGCTGCTGTAAAACATGAAATTAATAAGCCCCACGCTAAAATCTCGAATTTATTCATACATTCGCCCCATCAATTAGCTGAAGAATATTTCTAGGGATTGGCATACCCTCCCGACGGCACATCTCTGCGTATTCGTGTGGATTATCGAAAGGATCAGGGCCCAACTCTTTTATAAGCTCAGGCTCTTTTTCCTTAGCCTTAAGCTTTTGTACTGGTACAGGTTTACGACCATTGATTTTTAAACGTTCCATCAATGATTGGAGATGCTTTTGCGCTTCGTCATTGCTTACTGGGGTGTGTTCAGGTTCTTTATGCTCTAGTTGTAGCGGTGGAGTGTAAAACTCTTGCTGACGGCCTTTTAACTGAGCTTTAGCCACCATCACGTTGTAGGTTCCGAAGAAATTATCTTGAGCTGCTCGCATTTGACCGGCTTCGATCAAGTACATAACTTCGTCTAATGCATACTTTGTAATTTGTGTAATAACCACCGAACGATCAGCAGTAAACTTACATGCGCGAGACCAAGCTTCTTCTGGAGACATCCAACTTTCACCGATACACCAGGTGCGAAACTCGGCAAATGACGGCATAAAGCGTCCACCTGCTGTAAGTAAACGACCAAGTGCGTTGTTAAATTGGTTTTGTTGAACGCCAACCAGTGTTTTAAGTGCGATTTGCTCAACCACTGACAGAGGAATTGCACTTTCGCCTGTTGCTGGAAATTGCTTATTGAACTGAGCAGCGTAAACAGTGCGAAGAGAAGCGATTAATTGACGCACTTCGTTCAAGGTAATCTCATGCATGACCTACCTCCTCAATCATTGGAAGCTTTTTTGCTGGGGTTACATCCACGATTTGAGATTCGCTCTGTTCTTCAAAAAGATTAGCGAAGTAACCCGACTCTTCTGGTTTTTGACCGGTTGAAGTGATTTGCTCTTGTTTCTTGCGGTTTGCAGCAACTTGTTTCTCGTTGTTTTGAACCCAAGAGAACCACTTAACCAACCAGATGCTTGGTGTATTCAACGAACTTGATTCGTTTGCAAAGTACCAGTCACCGAAATTTTGAATCATGGTTCTCAAGTCGATTTCAGGTACAGAAACAAATCTTTGTTGAGCAAGTGAGATGAAATCGTATTGAAACTCGCTGTATTCAGAAATGAATTCACGCATTGAGTAACGCTTGTGATCATCGATCTGATACTGAGCAAATTGGATTGGTGTAAATTGCGAATTTTCTTCACGCGCATTACTACTACTATCTATATATTGGTTATCGGTTAACGGTTTATGGTTAAGGTTTTTTTGGCTTTCACTTTCAGAACCCAAAATTAACCCACTGGGTTTTTGTGGGTTTTCAGAATTAACCGAGTCGCCTTCACTTTGGTTTTCTTTTGGTTTTTCCTTACGTGGACGCCCACCTTTCTTACCATTTTCACGATTTTTATCCCCTACTTTTTGATAAGCGGCGATTTCTGAATCACAACGTTTGTTGTGAAACCCGTCTTCCTCTTCCACAAAAAACTCTTGCAGCACAATTAATACTGCATCCCTTTCTTCTTGGGTATTTGCACGTAACCGACGAAAAACCGACTGGGTTTCTTTGGGTAATGGTTTTTCATTCAAATAATAAAAATCGAGAGCACGGCGATAAAAGCACTCTTCAACTGGGCTAAGGTGCGCTGTAGCAACCATAAAGTCGCTGATATGGTGGAGATATTTATACATCAGTGACTGCTCCTAATTTTACAAGACCGCGCATTTCCAACTGACGAATAATTCTTGGAGGAATAAATTCGTTGTTGATTTTGTAGCGAATACGAGACTTTTCTTTCACCTGAATTAGTTTGTGCCCATCCTCCATGAGACGGCGAACTGCTATAGCCTGCCCCCCCATATGAGTTAATTCTTCAAGTTGATAAAATCTTTCCTGAGCCTCAATTGCGGCATTCATAACTGAAAGTGGCATAGCTGCTAATTCTTTAGCCGAATAGATCTTTACTGGTTGTTCCAGTGGAATTACCACCTCTAGCGGTGTGGTGGAAACGGAAATATCCTGTTTTCTTCTTGCTGCATATCTCACTTTTCACCATCCTTTGGCTTAACATAGCCCCCAAAAGAATCAACCAAACACGCTTTGGTTAAGCTGGTTACAATCTGCTGTGCCAACCACTGCGTTATGCGAAATTGACGAGCCATGGCTTCTGAAAACTCAACCTTCGTAACCGCAGCATTATTTTCGTCATACCCTTTGTTACGTAAATTTTGCTTTTTCACCTCAAATAGGTGTCCAAGTACTCGCAATGCAGGCTCATAGAAAGATTGGATTTCACTTTGCTGGCGAGAATCTTTGATTTGGTGTGTAAAGCTGTTCATGACACCTCCGCTAATGCTTGCTCAGCGCTTGTTAGTCGGCGTTTGGCGTTAAGTTCAGCAACTGTTGCTGTGCGGATTTCTTTTGAAGAAACCAGAATCAAATGATTCTCTGATTTGATGGTCCATAAACTAGTCAAAGTTTTGTTTTTAACTTCAAACAAATCATTTGATTTAAAAGTACGGCACTCTTCAGTAAGCACCACCATATCACCCACTAAAAACTCTAGATCGTTGCTATTCATTGGTTGTTCTGATAAATTATTTCTGTTCATTTGATTCACCTCAATTGAATGCCTAGAAGCCTGATCCTCGAAATCAGGCTTTTTTATTGCTCTAAATTTGACTGTGTATTCTCATGGCATCCTCTGGCATCTCTTGTTTCCTTAGGATGACCCCACACCTTTCGCATACGATTGAACTTGCGTCTCTCCACCAAGAGTTTTTCTATGCAAGCTTCACGTATCCAGTCTGCTTTCGTCATGTCGCTGGCATTTGCCACACCTTCGATGGATTCATCGGTCAAATCATTAAATTTGACCGTTACAGGGTTATCGAGCTTTCCACCTAAAAAGCCCAATTCTCTCGCTTCATTCATGTCATCAGTTCTCATGAAAAGAGCAGCTCCCTTGCCTGATAAAAATCATGTAGGGATTACTTCGTCCCTACGCTCTAAACTTTTTGCCTTACGAGGATTTCCAATCTCCAGAATCTCTTGTTCTGAAAATTTCTTACATAACTTTGCTATCAAATTTGAATAGTTGCTTTCACCTGTGTACTCAGAACGTGGCAAGCAGTTCTTTTCAATCCATTTATAAATAGACCTTTCACTTAGCTGGACTGCAAATGCAACAGAACAAACTCCACCCGCATCATTAATTACTTCTTTTATGGTGCTCATCTTCAACCCAATAATGAACTATTGGTTCAACTCTAACAGGAACTGATAGTTCTTTCAATAACATTTAGTATTGAACCAATGGTTCATAATGGTGATGCAATGACTTCACAAATAGACTCAGTAAAGCAAGAATTTGCTCAACGCCTTAATAAAGCAATGGAGGCTGCAGGTTATCCAACTAGAGGGCGAGCACGAATTTTGAGCCGAGAGTTTAATATTTCCGATAAAGGTGCAGGAAAATGGTTAAAAGGTGACGCCATACCTGAAACCTCAAAAATACCTCTTTTATCTAAATTTTTGAAAGTTAATTCTGAATGGCTCTTATCGGGTTCAGGTTCAATGCTTGCAAAAATAGAAGTCGATAAATTAAGTAAGAACCTAGATAACAATGTTGATATGCGAAAAAAAATCGAAATCATTGGAAAGCTAGTTCCTGTGATATCGTGGGTAGAAGCAGGAACATGGACATCAATTGAATCAGTTCCTACAGGAACTGAATTTCATGAATGGTTACCGCCTAATCCCAAATGTGGAAAAAATGGCTATGGTCTCATTGTTCGAGGCGAATCTATGTCTCCGAAATTTGAACCAGAAGATCGAATTTATGTAAATCCAGATATACCTGTAAGTGATTTAAAAACTGGCGATTTAGTAATAGTTTCATGTGAGGGTGAGAAAGAGGCAACTTTTAAAAAACTAGTTATTGAAACAGATGGTATGTATTTAGAACCATTAAATCCTAAATGGCATGAAAAAATTATGGAACTCCATGATGGCTGTAAATTAGTAGGTAAAGTTGTTGGAATGTATAGAGATGTATAAAAATTAGCTTATTATGCCTTGCTTTCCTTTTTACTAAGATCTATTCTTACTTTTTTTAATTATTCTTTTGGTAAGTACATTATATGGCATTCGAAATATTCAATGATGATTGTCTAAACATCTTGAAAAGTATTGAAGATGATCATATCGATCTTACGATCACCTCTCCTCCTTATTGTATTGGTAAAGCATATGATATTCATACTACCATTGAAGGTTTTATTGAAATCAATGAACCAGTTATAAAGTTAATTTGCGAAAAAACAAAACCAGGTGGTTCTATATGTTGGCAAGTCGGACATCATGTCTTAAAAGATGAAATAGTTCCGTTAGACTTTATCGTTTATGAAATATTTAAACGAGTTTGTCCAGAAATGAAGTTGAAAAATCGAATTATTTGGACTTTTGAGCATGGTGCAAACTGCAGGAATAGATTTAGCGGTAGACATGAAACAATTCTTTGGTTTTCGAAAGGTAAAGATTGCTTTTTTGACCTTGATGCTGTGCGTGTAAAACAAAAATATCCAGGTAAGAAATTTTATAAAGGTCCTAAAAAGGGTGAATACAGCGGCAATCCATTAGGAAAGAATCCTGGAGATGTATGGGCTATTCCAAATGTGAAAGCTAATCATATGGAAAAAACTGCCCACCCATGCCAGTTTCCTATTGCGTTAGCTCAACGTCTTATTAAAGCATTATGCCCTACAGATGGTATTGTTTTGGATCCATTTATGGGATCAGGTTCGACTGGAGCAGCCGCTCTACTAGAGCAGAAAAAATTTCTTGGTATTGAACTAGATAAGGAATATCATGCTATTGCTGAAAAACGCCTTCACGACGCCTTAAATGGAACTTTACGTTATCGAGAAATTGATAAACCAATTTTTGATCCCGCAAAAGCAGGCTCTGTTGCGAAAGATCCATTTTTAGATAGAGAATAAATATGACTTCTTCAAAAGATTATATTGAAACAAAATGTATTAGATTTAATCAACATGATAAATCTATGTACTTGTTTAGTTTAGATGCGAAAACCTTATGGAATGTTCTTAAAATTAATGAGCGTATCGAAAATAAAGACGAAGGTTATCAAAGAGCTTTATCCAATACTAGGGCTGAAGAATTAAAAAAGTTTATTTTACAAAAGGGAATTATCTCTCCTGCTTTAATTGTATCTTTAGAGGGTGCTACCTATGATCCTGCAACTTCAATATTAAAAATTCCAAATATTGAAAATGCTGGATGGGTAATAGATGGCCAGCATAGATTAAGAGGTTCTTATTTAAGTGCGATTCAAAAGGATAATCCCTCAAATATCGATCTTGCTGTAGTCGCTTTTTTAGATTTAAACGAAGATGATCAAATTATCCAATTTGTAACTATTAATAAAGAAGCTAAAGGTGTTCCCACTTCTCTTTACTATGATTTGTTAACTAGGTTACCTCCTAAAAAAACTGCTGCTGATCAAGCAAAAGAAGTAGCAGTAGAAATTGCAAGGGCCTTAACAAAAGATCCAGAATCAGTTTTTTACGAAAGAATCGTATTTGCACGTTCACCCAAAAAAGGGGAGTTATCACTTAACAACTTTGTAAGAAAAGTGAGTCCTCTTTTAACTGAAAATAAAGGTGCATTAGGTACAAACTTTTCTCAATTGGAAAAAATCAAGATTATAAATAATTATTTTAGCGCTTTAAAAATTGTTTTCCCTGAACAATTCACTTCTAAAAATTATAGGTTTATGGGGACATTAGGATTTGGTGCAGTAATTAATGCCTTTGAATCAGTTTTCTCACTGACAAGAAGTGAATTTGGTTCTTTTACAATTGATGATATTGTTAAAGTGCTAAAAAGAATTGAAGATTATAATTTCGACAATTGGGATCAATATGGTACAGGAGTCGCAGCAGAAAATGCCGTAGGTAGTGATTTTAGAACTGTATTATTAACAAGAACACAAGAACAAACTAAAGAAGAAGGCATTTTAAGATTGTAAAATGGCTAAAAGTATATTTGATAAATCTTTTATTGATCGGTTGACTATTAGGTCAACTGATCAAATTTTTAACCAATGGAAAGTAAATTATAGACAAGATGATTATCTTCTTGATAATGATTCAGTCGAAACATATTTAATAAATATTAGTAATACGTTACCTACTTCATTAAGTACTACTTCACCATTCGTATATGCCTATTTACACAATCAGGTAATGAGGGAATATATTTTTTCTACGTATAAAGCTTTAGCAATATTAAAAAGTATAATAAGAGATATTAAAAATGGACAACAAACATATTCAGAAATATCTTCATATTTAGTCAATATGTTATTAGCAAAATCGATTAGTTTGATATTAGGAGTATGGTATTCTCATTCCCCTATTCGTCAATCATCCAATAATAAAGATGAATTTTTCATAATTGATCTATTCCACAAAAGAGGGAATACTTATGAATCAAGAATATTCAATATTCAAAATACTCGCCTAAACCATTCGCAATTTTGGAAAATGTTTGTTGTAATTTTAAAAAATACAACAGGCATGCATATTTCTAACAATTTATCTATCTTTATAAATAATATTGACTATAATGATTTTTCATTAATTAGAAATTTCATTCAATATAGTTATTCAAATTGGATTTTTGATGATTTAAAAGAAGATAATATTTTAGATTATGATTGGTTTACTAGTTATTCTCACGACTTAAATTTAGATTTTAAGAATTTTTCTAATAATTCAAATAAACTGCTTTCTTTAGAATTACTTAAGTTAAATAATTTACTCTTTAAAGAAATTGCTGTATATCCTGAATTATCAGAACATTTAATTAATTTTAAAGAAGTAGCTCAACAATATGATAATTGGATAAATTAAATTTTATTAACCGGATGTTGGCCTTAAGCCGAACTCGAACACAAACAAATTGAACCAATAGTTCTTGACTAAATTGAACTATTGGTTCATATTTATCGCGTAGACAACAAAAAGCCCCGGAACTTTGGACGGCGACGGGGCTTTGCAAAACTGCGAGGTAAGTATGAAACAAAACCCTATTCCTAGTCAAACCACATCACGCCTATATCAACACCCAACTGTTGAAGAACAGCGCCCTTCTCGTTTCGCGACCATTAAAGCGAATGTCATCGACTTCCTTATATTCATTGCCCTTTCATTCATCCTTTGGGTAATTGCTGTAGCCGCAGCATCTTGGATGATGGGAGGCTAATCATGAATGCTCAATTCAAACCACATCCTGATGGCATAAAAGCCTATATCGGTCATGACCGCTTAACAGGTCTCTACTCTGTACGTATCGGCTGGACTGTTTATGCAGCTAATGCAAACGGTAGTGTGCTGTACACAGTAAAAGGTGAAGTGAAGACTCCTTTAAATGTCGAAGAATTTAAGGCAAAGCGCCCTAAGGTTTATGCATCCTTAATGAATGAGATTAAATTTCAGCGCTCAAAGCAACTTGCTAAGGATTTAGCTGGCTCACACATCCCTTCATATGACCGCAAAGCTTATAAGAAGAAGCGCGGCTTTACGGGTTTAAAATAAGGATAAGAAAAATGGCTCTACCTATTATTACGGCTGATCAAACCTTATTGGTTCAAGCAATTATTGTTTACCTATACGCTGATCCTGGTCTAGGTAAAACATCTATGGGCTTTACTGCGGATAAAGCTATTTCATTTGACTTTGACCGTGGTGCTCATCGTACAGGTGAACTCCGCCGCGGTGCAGTTGTTCAGGTTCAGCAATGGAAAGATATTGCTGACCTCTCACCTCAAGATCTTGCACCATATAAAACAATTGTTATTGATACTGTGGGCGCAATGCTCGAATGCATTAAAACTCATCTATTACTTACTGCAAACAACCGTCAAAAAGATGGCTCTTTAAAGTTAAAGGCTCAAGGTTTAGCGAACCAAACGTTCAAGCAATACATCAATACTTTGATCAGTTTAGGTAAAGATGTTGTTTTCATTGCACACGCATCAGAAGATCAAAACGGTGATCAAATTATTTACCGCCCAGATCTAGGTGGTAAAAACCGTAACGAGCTTTACCGTATCGCAGATGTCATGGGTTATCTAACAACTGTTACTACTGGTGAAGGTAAAAATGCCCGCGTTATTAATTTCAAACCTTCGCCTACACATCATGCGAAAAACTCAGGTGCTTTAGGCGGTGAAACCGGTGAAGTATGGGTACCTGATCTTAAAGCACACCCTACTTTCTTGGCTGACCTGATTACTCAAGCTAAAGATCACATTAACACCTTAACGCCTGCACAACTTGCAGCAGCTAAAGCCCAAGAAGAGCTAGAAAACTGGAAACAAAGCTGTGAAGAAGCTGAGCATGCAGGTGACCTTAATCAATTAACTGAGTCGCTTGATAAAGAACACATGTATTACCAGAACATGCGACAAGCAATGTTAATGAGAGCTAAAGCATTGAATTGCACGTTTGATAAACAACGTGGCACTTGGATTAGTCCCCCTGAATTTAACGGCATCTCAGATCAACAAAGAGACGAACTTCAAAACTTTATTGCTGAACGTGGCCTAGACGTAAAAACAGTATGTGAGCACTTAGGTATCGATGCCCTTATTCAAATTGAAGCAGCAAAACTTAAGGCAGTTAAACAAGACATTGAAACCTTAGCGAAAACGGGGATGACAGCATGAAAATACTAAATAAAGTTGAAGCTAAACTTGCTTGGGCCAACGGTGAATTACTTTTAGTAAATAATACTGAGCGTAATGGCTGGGAACCATTTAACCCTTATGACTTTGGCTTTGATGTTTTTGATAAATTCGAATTTCAATTAAAGCCTAGAACTATTTTTATTGGCGAGTTTGAGGTACCAGAACCATTAAGAGAAGCGCCTGCTAAAGGTTCTACTTGCTCTTACCCAAGTCCAACTGTTGAATTAGGTGTGCAGCAGTTTAAGTGGAATGGTTCAAAAGGACAATTACGCATGCTTCAGCATGGCCAAGTCCACTCAAGTTTTGATAATGCTTTTGCTCATTGCTGCGCGATTATTAAAGTCAGTGGTGGTGAGTTTGCTGAAGATATGCTCAAACTTCTGAACAAGCCAACTGATGAAGTTGAAGAAGAAAAGCCTTTAGAAAATGAAGTTGAGAAATCACCTCAGGTTAATACTGAAAAAACAGTAATTGAAGAGACTACTAAAGATTTAAAAGAGGATCTCGATAGTGCAATTGTTGTTACTGAGGGGCCTTATGTTTCATCATCCGAGGATCTATTAGTTCCAGAAACTAACGAGCCTAAAGTAGATCCAGAATATCAGCAAACCCTAGATACTCTTCTACAGCGTGTAAAAGAGTCAAAAACACCTGCAGAAGTAAATGCGGTTTATCGTTATACCCGCACATGGGATGACGAACAAATGAAGCCTATCCTTCTCGCCACTCACAAACGTCTTGAAGAGCTAGAAAAAGAACAGGCATCTGCGAATGAGCCACCCTCTTTAATGGTTCAGATCCAGAACGCACCAGACCTCACAACATTGGATGCGCTGGAAATAGATGTGGCTGCACGAGATCCGCAGATTCAACCGAAGCTAATGGGGTATGTGAGAAAACGCCGCTATGAATTAGAGAATCCTACACCTACCCAACCTGAAGCTGATCCTGATTATCTATTAGTGGACGGTTTCTAATATGAAAGATCAGTACAAGAAAGTGAGCCAAAAACACATGCTTGGTTTTATGTACTACTTGCAATTGCTGGGCTACGTAATAGTCCGGCAAGGCATGGATCAAGCAATGTTTCTAACAAAGCATTATGCGGTACCAGTCGCTTGGCGCCGCATAACGATCGACTATCACAACCGTTTAAATAAACCGGCACAACAACTTTATAAAGAGTTTGTTGAGTGGACTAAAGAAGAATATTTGAGGGCTTAGGTAATGATTGATCTAAATAAAAAAAGAGAAGCTTTTGAAAGATTTCATGCCAAAGAATGTAATTGCAGTTATGAAAGTTTAAAACGTCAACTAGATAGACAAGAGGCACTAACAGGACACAGATATTTACCAACTAGTCCTCGTCATGAAGCTTGGTTGATTTGGGATGCCGCATGGAATGACGCCAGTGCTCAGGTGTTGCCAACTTGGATCAGCATGGATGATGAATGGCCGCCTACTGACATAATGGTACTTATTTGTTGGGCTGATGCACCTGATGTTACCCCCGAACAAGACTATATGACTATTGATGAAGATTTAAATAGTGTATGGGCAAATTATCATAATGATGCGCCTTCACACTGGATGCATTTTCATAGTGTGCCAAACGTATCTGGAGCTGCTAATGAGTAAGGTTATTGGTGAAGTTAATTTGAATCCTAGCCGTATTGAAGGCACTCCGGATCAGGTAGCGGTTCATATTTTTAAAGAAGTTATTTGCCCAAGTACTGAAGAGCTTCTCAAAAACAATCCGGAAGCTGCAAAAGTTTTTGCATATCACATTTTTGGTTTAGCACTGTCTCAACCAGCAGAGTTTCATTCAACCAAAAGTCTAGATAAAGCTGTAACCGTTACTCTTCACAACCTTTTGCGTCAGTTGAAGAAAGAACGCAATGAGTTGAGGAACTAAAGGATGAGTGGATTAAAAGTTAAAACATGTAATTTTTGTGATGACGGGAACGGTGAATGCATTTTCCCCTATTACGGCCTTGCCCCTCATATTCATACGAAGCCAATTGGCGGTACTGAATTTATAGATGTTTCATTACCTGAAAACTTTAGTCCTGATGGGGATGGTTTAGGCATATATACACACTGTCTGAATTGTGGGGGTGATGGCACATATGAAGGCATCCAGTTAGAAGTTAAAGCGGAAAGTAAGGAGGGGTAAGGTGGATAAATATCTGACATCTAACAATGTGTGTGAGATGTTTCATATTACTAAACGCACACTTAATCGTTGGGAAATTAACACTCCTTGGGGTATTCCCTTCCCAGCCCCAGCTTTAAGTTCTGAGGGCGGAACAATGAAAAGATACCTCGCTACTGATGTAATGAAGTGGGAGGAAGAATGCCAGCAAAAGAAGCAACTAAAAAAAGCTATATAA